GCTTGATGGGACAAGGCGAGAAGGTTTGCATCGCCAACTTCGAGAGCAAGCCGGTCACAACGATGCAGCGCATGGGCCGCATGTTTGCGGGCACAAACCCGTTCAGCCCTGAGTACCAAGGGGATGATGGACTTGCCGCTATCGACGCGCTTTACGACGACTTTGGCGCGTGGACGGATGGGCGTCTGTGGCTGTACGACCAGATGGGAACGGCGGATGGGAACACGGTCCTCGGGATGGTTCGCTACTGCGCAAAAGAGCTTGGTATCACACACATCATGGTTGACAACCTGGCGAAGTGTGTGAAGGCGGAAGACGACTACAACGGCCAGAAAGCGTTCGTTGATGAGCTGTGCGCCATCGCCAAGGATTACAGCGTGCATTGCCACCTGATTCACCACCTGAAGAAGCCGGCAAACGAGAACGCATTGCCAGACAAGCACGACAACAAGGGGTCTGGATCGATCACCGACCAGCCCGACAACATTTGGCTGGTGTGGCGCAACAAGGCCAAGGAAGAGGCCTACAAGCAATCGGGTCACAACTCGAAAAAGCGCGACGAACCGGACCAGCTTTTGATGTGCAGAAAGCAACGGAACTTTGATGGATCAGGCGACGGCGAGCCGACCATCAAGCTGTGGTTCAACCGCGATGCCGGGCAGTTTGTCGGCGATGCAGGCGACGGACCGATGCAGTTCCAGACATTTCCACATCGCTCAGGACCGAAGGAGTCTGAAATTGACTATTGACCTTACCTACATCCACAACCGATGCAAAGAGGATGGCGGTTGCTGGATCTGGCAACAAGCCTGCACATCAAACGGCACGCCGACGATGCATGTCGGGCCCAAAATGATTGCCGTTCGCCGCGTGGTGGCAAGCCTGAAGGGCCTGAACATCGAAGGCAAGGTTGTTACGTCAACCTGCGGAGACAATCGCTGCGTGTGCCCTGATCACGCAATTGCGGTGACAAAAAAGCGCATGGCTGATTTGATTGTTGAGCGCACCGGCCATCCCTACAAATTGGCGCGACGGAAAAAGATCAGCGACACCGCAAGGGCAAGTCGTGGAAAGCTGACCGCAGAGCAGGCGCAGGAAATCCGGGTTTCAAGCGAGCCACTGAAAGCCATTTCGGACCGGCTTGGAATTGCGAAATCAACCGCGCAAAAGATCAGGGCTGGTGAAGCATGGAAAGACTATGCAAATCCGTTTGCCGGGCTGGGGGCGCGATGACAACGGAGCACAACATCGTTTCAGTTTCTGGCTACGGGCTTTGCGAATGAATGTGCGAATGCTGCCAAAACGCCCGGATCGGCCCGGCCTACGCGACGCACGACCCAGCCTGCCTGCACTGCGGCGCCCGGCTGATCTGGCGCATCCAGCGGTTCCAGATACCGAGGCAGGACAAGATCGAGCGATGCAGGCGGGCGATGAAGGTCTGGACGGACTACGGGCACAGCGAGGCGGAGCTGCGCAAGCTGGCGAAGCTGGAGGCGCTGCCGTTGGAGCCCGAGCAACCGTCACCCTCCCATGGCCGCCGAAAGACCTGAGCCCGAATGCCAGGATTCATTGGGCAAAGCTGGCGAAGGTCAAGAAAGCATACCGGCATGCCTGTTGCACTTTGGCGTGGCAGGCCGGGATTGGTGGCGTCTTTGATGGCTGCGCGCGGCTTCATGTGGCGCTGGTCTTCTACCCGCCGGACAGGCGCCAGAGAGACCAAGACAATATGTTTGCGGCGATGAAAGCCGGGCTTGATGGGCTTGCCGATGCCATGCGGGTTGATGACCGGAAATTCCGCGCGACGTTTGAGGTTGCCGACCAGATCGGCGGGATGGTCAAGGTGACGGTGAAACCCATGGAAAGCGCAAAGCATGAAGAAGCCTGAGCATCAAATCGAGCAGATCAGCATCGAGGCCTTGGTGCCCTATGCCCGCAACAGCAGGACGCACAGCGACGCCCAGGTGGCGCAGATCGCGGCGAGTATCCGGGAGTTTGGATTTACCAACCCGGTGCTGATCGACAAGGATGGCGGCATCATCGCCGGCCATGGCCGCGTGATGGGCGCCCGCAAGCTGAGGCTGACCGATGTGCCGTGCGTCCGCCTGGCGCACCTGACCGACACGCAGAAGCGCGCCTACATCATCGCAGACAACAAGCTGGCGCTGAATGCGGGATGGGACGACGAACTGCTGGCGATTGAGTTGCATGAACTGAACGCCGCCGACTTCGATATGGCGCTGATCGGGTTTGACGCGGGCGAACTATCGTCCGCAATGAATCTGGATTCGCTGATTGAGCAGGACGCTCCAGAGTCAAGCTCAAAAGAGATTGACACGGACGATTACAAGATGGGCTGCAAGTGCCCGAAATGCGGGTTCGAGTTCGATGACAAGTAACCCGCACGCATGGAACCTGACCGACTTGGCCGCAGTGCCAGGCAACGGCATCAAGGTGATGAGCACGTTCGCCTGCGGCGGCGGTTCAAGCATGGGCTACAAGCGCGCCGGGTGCGAAGTCATTGCAGCAAACGACATCGACCCCGAGATGGCATGGCATTACAAGCTGAACATCAAGCCGAAGCATTACTTCCTATGCCCCATCAATGAGCTGCTGACCAAAGACCTGCCGCCTGAATTATTCGAGCTGGACATTCTGGACGGCTCACCACCCTGCAGCACGTTCAGCATGGCAGGCAGTCGAGAAAAAGCATGGGGCAAGGAAAAGCATTTCCGTGAAGGGCAGGCAAAACAGGTGCTGTCCGACCTGTTCTTTGATTACCTTGACTTGGTAGGCAGGCTGCGCCCCAAAGTGGCCATTGCCGAAAACGTCAAAGGCATGTTGATCGGCAATGCGAAGGGCTACACCAAGATGGTGATGGCGCGCTTCAAAGAGTTGGGTTATCGGCCCCAGTTGTTCCTGCTGAATGCGGCTGATTGTGGCGTGCCTCAGAAGCGCGAGCGGGTGTTTTTCTGCGCGGTGCGGGATGATATTGATGTTCCGCCGCTGAAATTGGCACCGCAGCATGCGTGGATCAGTGCAGGCGATGCGACAAGCGACATCCAGACGCTGACTGCGGCAGAAATCGCGGACACGCGACCCACGCCGGAAGCGCTGCAGTTTTGGGCGAAGACGAAGCAGGGCGACTCGTTTGCCAAAGCGAAAGAGCGCGCAACAGGAAAGGCAAACGGCTTTGGTCGTGTGCGAATTGCCGAGCAGTTGCCATCAGCGACGCTTACATCCAATGCTGGCGACTTCTACCACTGGACGCAATGCCGCAAGCTGACGCTGCGCGAGTCGAAGCGTATCGGGTCCTATCCCGATGACTACCAGACAAAGACCGACAAGATCGGCAAATACATGATCGGCATGAGCGTGCCACCCAAGATGACTGAGCAAGTCGCAAGGGCAGTTTGCCAACAATGGCTAGGGGTTGAATATGGCGCTAACCCCTAAACAGGAAGCCTTCGCGCAGGCCATCGTGACCGGCGTCAACCAGTCTGACGCCTACCGCGCCGCCTACAAGGTCAGGCCCGGCACAAGGGCCGAATCGGTCAACGTGGCCGCATCGAAGCTGATGGCTGACGCTAAGGTAACGCAAAGGGTTGCCGAGCTTCGAGAGCCCGTCGCAAAGAAGGCCCAGATCACGCTAGAAAGCCACCTAGACGACTTAATGCGGCTTCGCAACATGGCGGTCAAGGCCGAGCAGTTCGGGGCGGCAATCACCGCAGAGGTCGCTCGGGGCAAGGCCGCCGGGATCGTCGTCGAGAAGGGGCAGATCAACCTCACGAATAGCGACGGAAGCCTGCGGCCGACGGTCATCACTATCCGGGCGCGGAAATGACCGAGGCAGAGGTCGAACTACCGCCAAAGCTGGTTGACGTATTCGGCCCGGAACGCGGCGCGGTTCAATATCGCTGCGCCAAAGGAGGGCGCGGGTCTGGCAAGTCGTTTTCGTTCGCCAAGATGGCCGCGATCTGGGGTTACGCCGAGCCGCTTCGGGTGCTGTGCACGCGCGAGCTACAGATCAGCATCAAGGAATCCTTTCACGCCGAGCTGAAGGCCGCGATCGAGTCCGAGCCGTGGCTGGTGGCCCATTACACGGTTGGTGTCGATTACCTGCGCGGGGCGAACGGGACCGAGTTCCTTTTTAGGGGCCTGCGCAACAACGTGTCCAGCGTGAAGTCCACCGCCAAAATCGACCTGACCATTGTTGAAGAAGCGGAAGACGTGCCAGAGGCATCCTGGCTGGCCCTGGAGGCTACGGTGTTCCGCCAGCCAAAGGCGGAGCTGTGGGCGATCTGGAATCCGCGCATTGATGGCAGCCCAGTCGATCAGCGATTCGTTAAGAAGCCGCCGGCCAATGCGTTGATCGTTGACATGCAATGGTGGGATAACCCATTCTTCCCGGAAGGTCTGGAGACGCTGCGCAAGCGCGAACAGGATCGACTTGACCCTGCAACCTATGCCCATGTGTGGGAGGGCGCCTACCTGACGAACAGCGATTCGCAGGTGTTGGCCGGCAAGGTCCGCGTGGCCGAGTTCCGCCCGTCCGAGGGCTGGGACGGCCCGTATCACGGACTAGACTACGGATTCGCGCAAGACCCGACGGCAGCTGTTAAGCTGTGGGTGCACGATTCGCGCCTTTGGGTTGAATACGAAGCCGGCCGGGTCGGGCTGGAAATCGACGAGACGCCGCGTTACCTGACCGAGCGCATCCCAGGCATTGAAAAGCACATCATTCGCGCCGATTCTGCCCGCCCGGAATCGACAAGCTACCTCAAGCGGCACGGCCTGCCGAACACGGTTAGCGTTGAGAAGTGGCCGGGCAGTGTTGAGGACGGCGTGGCGCACCTACGAAGCTATACTGAAATCGTCATTCACCCGCGATGTATCGAGACAATCCGCGAGACCCGCCTCTACAGCTACAAGGTGGACCGCCTGACGGGCGACATCCTGCCGGTGATCGTGGATGCAAACAACCATTGGATCGATAGCGTCCGGTATGCGCTGGCGCCGCTTATCCAGCGCCGTGACGCGGGAATGACCGGCATAAAGGTGCAAGGCCTATGACCATTGGAACCGACCTTATTCACGTTGTTGACCCGCACGCCGTTGAGCGCGCCCGCCGGCTGGACTTTGCCGTCCGCCAGATTGCGGCCGGCCTGAAAAAGTGCGACATCGTGAGCATGCTTCGAGAGCGGTTCCAGTGCAGCTCGAAGACCGCCTACCGGGTGGCTGAAATGGCTTTTGATCTGGCGGGGCCGACGAAATGACCCCCACACAAGAACGCGCCCTACTGGACGCCACGGCAAAGGGCCTCGACACCGACCTGCGCAAAGCCTATCAGGACCTGATCCAGCTCATCCGCAACGGCGTGCCGCCGCGTGACGCCGTGGACCAGATCATGGAGTCCTTTTCCAAGGAATACGCGCAGCTTCTGGCCGATGCCTTTTCCGGCGTGCTGGCCATGGCCGTTGGCACTGAATCGGCCCTGGCGCTGGAGGTGGGCACGGTGCAGCTCTCGGCCAAGCTGTACGCTCAGTCAATGAACGTCGGGCAGATCGTGCAAGGCATTGCAGACCGGCACCTGAAGGGGTTCGCCGATGCGCGCGCGCTGGCCCTGCAACTGTTCGAGGGCTACGGCTTTCGGGCGCCCGATGCCGAGCCGTTGCAGCTCAACCCGTCGAACCCAGCCCTGCCAAAATACATGCGCGAGGCGTTGCTGGCCGATTCAGGGCTGCAAGGCCAGATGACCAGGGCCTTTGCCAAACTGCAGGCGGACGGGCTGAAGTCGGAAGCCCTGCGCGCGGCCTATAACCAGGTGCTGGAGGCGCTGGACAAGGTAGAGAAAGGGGCAGGGCAGGACCTTCTCGATAAGCGCCTGAAAACGGCCTTTTTCGAGCGCATGCGCTATTTTGCAAACAGGATTGCCCAGACCGAGATTCACAAGGCCTACATGAAGCGCGAGGCGCAGCTTCTGATGGATGATGAGGAAGTCGAGTTCGTGCAGATCAGGCGCAACCCCAAGTCGGACAGCGTGTGTATCTGCGCACTGTACGCTGGCAGGGACAAGTATGGTCTTGGGAAGGGTGTGTATCCGAAGCGGCTTGCACCAGTTCCAGGATTTCATCCGCACTGCAAATGCGTAATTTCTCCACGACTTGACCTGACCGGGCGCACGGCGAAGCCAGAAAACCCGGAGGCCGACCGCTATTTCCTGCACTCGCTGGGCCAACCCATGGCCGCGCGTGTGGTGGGAAGCGAGGACAAGCTGGCTAGGGTGATGATGGCCGGCGACGCGACGCAGGTTTACAACGCCGGAATCCCCGGCCCGTATCAGGTGCGGACGGTCGGGGCGGTGACTAAGGAGCCGGCGTAGGCGTCGGGGTCGGGGTCGGCGTGGGCGGAGGATACCGGGTCGCGTCCTCGGTCGATTCCGTCAGTTCGCACCGGATGGTCATGAGCTTATAGGCGTCCAGGCGATCCTCGTCTGTGATCGTCTCCCGGTAGCGTCCGCCCAAGTCCTGAATCGCCACCATGATCGCGGATTCAAGTGTGAACAGATCATCGTAGACCGTCTCCAGCCCCTCGGACTTGGCGGTCTGCGCTCCGAAATAGATCAGCGTCTCGATGGTGCGGTTCCCGTAGGGCTTGCCCGGCGTCAGCCGAGAAGGAACGACCCGGATCAACGGATAGTCCGACGGGCTGATGTTGGCCTCAAGCCCGATCTTGCATGAGGCCACGCCGGGGATGGTTTTCAGGGAGTCGCGGGCCGCCTCCAGGGTAGTCATGGCAGCCATTACGCACGCTCCAGAGGAATGGAGAACACGCCGAAGCCGTTGACCATGTTTGATGATTCAGCCGCGTCGGCGGCGGCTTGTGCCTGCGCGCTGGCGGTGGCCCCTTGCATTTCGACTTTGTAGCTCTTCAGCTTGGCCGTGAAAAGATCCTCCGCATCGGCCTGATTCTCCAAGCACACGATGATATAGGCCCGCAGGACGGTCAGGCGCTCGGTCCAGAACGTATTGAATGTGCCCATGACGGCGACGTCCGCAATCGCGCGGGTTTCCATCGCCTGAGTGCAGAATTTCGCCAGATAGGCGTCGGGGTAATCGTAGGTCGTGCTCATGCTTGCTCCTTGGTGGCTGCGTCAACGATGGTGCGGAATTGGCGGATGGCTTCGTCTGCGGATCGGTTGAAATAATCGTCGCCCACGTAGCCGGGGTGGTTGACCCATTTTGCGAACTTGAACGATCCGCCTTTTGCCCAGCGAAGCGCCTTCTTGTTCTTTGGGTGAATTTTATGGGGCTTGGTTCCGAAGATCACGAAGGGTGCGTATGGCGCCCGCTGTAAATCATGCCCGATTTCTCGCGCATGATCGCCCAACATGCGGTTGTAAATCGACTGGAACAGCGCGCCTGTCTTGCTGTGGCGCCCGGCCCCTTGCTGCATCGAATCGTAGGCCACCTGAGACATTCTCAGGATCACGGCCTTCTCAAGTGCCGGCGTCAGTCTCCCAACGTCCCCGACCAGCTTTTCTACGCCGTCTATCGTTACTTTGATGCCCATGTCACCGCCCGCCAAGTTGCAGATATTTCAGCCGGCCCGCAAGGGGAGGATTGTGCCCAAGTGGCAGCGCGTACCTGGCCAATGCGCCATCCTGAGAGCACCAGGTGTGCCAGGCGTCGGTGGTCATTGCAATGCTTGAGTCTGGCGGGTATGGAAACAGGGTGACGGGCCATCTAGGTCTAGACACCGGGGTCACCCTAAACCCCTCATTGCCTTCGACCGTTGCCGGCAGGCTCATGATCGCAAAGCCATTGAAGCAACGCAAATTAACTCCGCTCATGAAGTTGTATACCTGGGTGTGATAGCTTGGCCCAGTGTTAAATCTTGTGGCGGCTGAGTACGGGCCAAACAGGCAAGAAAAATGCCGCTGCACATCGCTCAGGGTTCCGTAGCCGAGGCCTGGGACGCCTGGCGTCCAGTACCCTCCGGGCGGAAACCACAAGCTTCCGCTGTACCACTCCCCTGCTTGGTAAGTAAGATGGAACCTCCAGTTGTCCCCCTCCGTCTCAGGGGGGAAGGTTTCTACGACAGTACCATCACCGGGGACCCCTCCCGGCTCAAAGCTGTGTCGGTAGGAGGGGCGTGTCCATGTGGTTAGCACCTGCTCAGTGCCTCTATGCATAAAAGCAGTCCCATACTGCATGGACGGTATTTCATTAAACCCGGTCTTGGTTTCAACTGCCCACGTTCCTAGGTACTCATTTGAAATAGCTATTGTTTGAGTGCGTCCGTACCTCTTGAATGAGTACAAAATTGGATCGCCAGACCCATAGAAAAAATACACGTCTCTGGAGTCTAGAGTGGCAAACTCTTCTTGGTGATACGTTCTTCGTAGATAGAAGGAAGAGGGGTTGACCTCAAGAGTCCCACCCCTAGCCCCCTCCCACGTAAAGTCTGCAATAGCCAGCTCCTGCCCCCAGAAGTTAGCAGTCACCACCTCTCTAATTACAACGGTGGATTCATAGTACGACGGATCGCTGTGATCTGGGCTGGCCGGTGGTCCATTTACATAGGTGGTAGTGTGTGTGCGGGTTCCAGACAAAGTGGCAAACGCCTTCGCATTCCCAACGTAATCCACGCTGATTTGACTGCTGAATGTGTCTATTTTCGGGTTCACGATCACATCATCTTCATCCGGCGTTCCAATTATTGTTGTGTCATAGTTCTTTGAAAACGACTTCACGGCAGGCAGGAACGTGCTGGAGCCGGCAGGGATCGCAACGTCAAGGCAGCCATATCCTTCGGTCCCGGCTGAAAACCACATTGTCACGATTGAGGCATCGTCGTTCGTGATGATCTTTTGCAGCTCGTTGATCGACAGGCCGGGCGTGGTGTCAACTGCCGTGATTTCAATGGTCGATACCCATGTCCATGCGACGGCAGGACCGCCGGCCACCGGGCGGCTGTAAAGGTGGAACTGCGTGCCGAATTGCTCCGCAAGGCAGAACGCGGTCGGAGTGCCATCGGTCAAGCCCGGAGACGGCACGAAAACGCGGTAGGGCGTGCCTGGCGATGGTTTGCCAATGTCCGCTCCGTTCACGCGGCAGGTGTCGAAGGCGGTGCAGACGAACTGCCCATTGCGCGAGATCCATTCGTAGGCATAGCGCCCAATGGACGAATAGGACATCGGATCGTCATCATTGCCGCGCTCGGTCGGCCCGGTGGCCGGCAGGCTGGTTACATCGGCGCGAGCGCCGCGC